AACCAGAATCAGATTCTCCAGTTTTTATTGCTCAACCTCCTCAACCAGAATCAGATTCTCCAGTTTTTATTGCTCAACCTCCTCAACCAGAATCAGATTCTTCTACTCATTCTTTGGTTACAGCGCCTTCATATACTGGTTCACTTCATAATTCATCCAAGTCTTCTGTAGGTTTAGATGATGTTTCTTTGGTTACAGCACCTTCATATGCTGGTTCACTTCATAATTCATCCAAGTCTTCTGTAGGTTTAGATGATGTTTCTTTGGTTGAGCAATATTCAAGTATAAGTATAAGTAGTTTATTTTCTAGTATTAATGATTTGCACAAGTCTCCTTCTAATTATGAAGGGTTTGTAAAATTATTAAAAATAATTAATGATAATGAAGAATATGGTTATAGATGGAAAAAATTTAAATATTCAAATAATAATAATTATGATTTATGTGATTTAAATAATAATAATACTATAATATCTGGGTGTAATGACAACATAGAGTGTCAAGAGTATAATAAAGTTACTCAAAAATTTAGAACATATTTTGTAAATTATTTAAATCTTTCTAAGAATACATATCCAAGTGATCAAATTAATCCTAATAATACAGGTAGTAATTTTTATAGTACAATTGTAAAAAATCCACTATTTAATAAAATATCTAATCTTATAACTACAACAAAAAAACAGAATATATTTAAAGAAGTTATTATAAGTGATTCAAATTCTGTTTTAATTGCTAATAATAAATTAAAAATATATAATTTAAAATTTATTAATCAAGTTTTGCATGTTGAATTATCACAAGATACTACAATGAAACTACAACAATTGAGATTACCAAAAAAAACTATATTTAGTACTATATATAAAGCTTCTATTAATAATTTTAAGTTTGCAGCAAAATTATCATTATGTGATAATAGAAAATCTAAAAATTCAAATAAATTATATTTAGAAGAAATTCATTTATTTGATTTAGTTACAAAATATGCTATTAATAAAATTAATATCAATTTACCAATAATATATAAAACAATACAATTAAATCCAAATACTTCAACCGTGAAAAAATTTGGATTTGTATTTGAAATATTTGGACAGCATACTTGGTTGAATTATCTTGATACCGTAAAAAATTGTGATTTAGGAGAAGATTCTACAATCAATTGTTCAATTAGCGAATTATACAGTGGTAATTGTTATATGTATATATATGATAAAGATTTAAAGACAGATAGTAGTACTTATTTTAATTATTTACTTAATGGTTTTGAAAATATAATTATTTCAATTTTATCTTTTTGGAGTGTTACAAAATGTCTTCATAGAGATACACAAATGAGTAATTTTTTATATAAAAAATTAAAAAAATCTACACATGATTTTAATAATTATAATATACATGGTAAAAAACTTTATATTAAAAACTTAAAATGCCAGTGGACTTTGTGGGATTATGGTTCATGTTTACCATTTTTATATGAAAACTATTTTCAACCTATAAATAAAAATAATTTGAAAAGTTATGATGATATTCATATGTCTCTTTATTTATATTGTAATAATATTCTTAATGAACATATTTGTCAAACTTATACAAAAGAATTATACAATATATTTCATAATGATAAAAATTTAGAACCAATTCAACTTAAAACAATATATTATATAAATATTTTTATAATTAATCAAATATTAAGTGGTAAGAATGAGTATCATAATAATACTAATTTGTTCTTTGAAAAAATGTTATATTTTATACATAAATTAAATATTATTGTTAATGTAAAACCTGAATATATTAAAAAGATACAAAATATAGAACAACAACTAAATGACCATAATTATAATTTTGATATAGATTTTATATTGAAAGAATTTAATAAACCAAAAGATAGTCATATTGTTAAATTTGTTGATATAAATATAACTAAAAAAACAAATCAATTTAATAAATTTTTCTTAAATGAAAGTAAAATATGTTTAATATGTGGTAAATTTATTTATAACTATTTATGGTATAAAAATGATTATCAAAAAGACATTACTAGAAATACAAAGAATGATAATTATAAAAAATACAATTATACTAATAATATTGTATTAATGGTTATGAAAGTAATAAAGCAATTGAAAACTGAGAAATTTCAAAATAAAAAAATTACTATCAGTAAATTTATAAATAATTATGATTTATTTGCTACTACTATTCATAATTTAGATACTACATCACCAAATTATTATATTGGCAATGAATATATTGGTAATTGTTGGATTAGAATTAAAAAAATAAAAGATAAAAATCTTAAAAATATAAGGGGATTCCTTAACGAAAAAAACTATAATTATTTAATTCAATTATTTGATATAAATTACAAATATATTGAAAATAAATATATTGTAAAAATTCCTCAACTAATGGAACCGCAAAAATATATTGATGATATAAAATCTATTTATGATTTATTAAATAGTGATATATCTTATAAACATAATTATTATATTCAATATAATGACAAGTTTTTTGTTCCATATAATGATATTAATTATAAATTATATACATCATTGAATAAGAATTAGAATTAGAATTTATTTATTAATATAAATCTGCTAATGTATCATAGTCTGATACATCATAACGAGATTTAAATACAACATCATTTTCATCATCTTCGTCTAGATCATAATATATTTCACATAGAATATTTTTCCCTAAATATTTAATTTTAGGATTATAGTGCTTATTGTATCTCATCATATCAACACTGACGCGTTCAAAGCAACTCTTCATTTTACTTGTTAAAAAATAAGTAACATTATATTATCATTTTTTTTATTTTTATTCGTAATTATTATACATTTTTATTTTATTATATTTACTATTTGTTTCTAAACTATGTGCCATTTTTTCACTTACTATTTTTAATTCATTATTTGTTAAATTTTGTTTTCTTATATAACTTGTATATGATATTCTTAACCATCTTACAGTAATATTTTCACTATATACTTTTTTAAATATATTTGTTAATTTTTTTCCAAAATTATTAGATTTATAGTTAAATAATAAATCATTGGTTTTTTTATTATTTATTAATATATGTTCATTTATTAAATTTTTAATATCATCATCTACATAATATATTTGTTTTCCAAATACTTTATTCGTTTTATAATTATTAAATACTAATTTTATTGGATTATTATTATCTATAATTATATAATTATAGTTATTATCTAAGTTTATATCATTTTCTTCAATTATCATATTTGAATATTCTAATCTTCTTGGTGGTATGAAAGTATATAAAGCAAAAATAAGTTGTTCTTCAATATTATTTAATGTTTTTAATTGTTTTTGTAATTCTTCCTTATCATAATTTATAATTAATTTATTCTTATCTTCTATATTTATTGAATTATTATCTCTATCTTCCTCATATGTTTTATTAATTTTTTCAATATTCTCAATTAAATTTTTATGAACATTATTTTCATTATAATAATCTATTTTGCTACATAGAACTGTAAAAGGAATTAAATATGATTTTATTGTATTTATATTTTCATATTTGTTATATAGATATGTTATGAGTTTTTTATTTTCTAAATAATTGAAATTTTTTATAACATATTCTATATCTTTTATATTATAAGCATCTAACAAAATATTACTTATTTTTTTTATATTTATTTTTTTATTACAAATATTATAATGTATATATTTTATTTTTGTAATATAATTTTCAATTGTTGTATTTTTAAGATTTGTATTATTCTTTTTTATATTTATTTTTTTTTTTTTTTTTTCATATTTTTCTAATATTTTTTTTGCATCTTCTAGATTCATTTATTATTATTATATAATATAATTCATATATTATTTTTAATATTGTATTGTCACCCTATATGTTTTATCTGTTTTTCATGCATATACATCATATCTTATGTTCCCACAATTTCTCCCGCCTCTGTTTTACCTATTTTTGATGTTGCTACACCATCTCTTGCATCAGTTGAAACAGTTGGTTCTGCAAAAGCAAAACTAGTTGAACCAATTAAACTTTCAATATTTTCATCGGTTGTTTGACTTATACCCATGTTTAATAATGTATATGTACAATCATTAGCATTCAATTCAAATTCAAATTTTCTTCTATTATTTCCTAATAATGCTACATTATCCTCTTTATCATATAGTGTATATTCATAATCTACATCACAATTTAAAGGAGTACCAGAATTTTCAATGTCACTTGGTCGAAAATCCATATTAACATCGGCTATATTACTTAATAATGATGCTGTTTTTGTTTTATAATTATTTTGTATTTTATTTTTAATATTAACTGATTTACAATTAAATTCCGGACATTTTAGTAAAGTGAATTTACTAAATTGATTACATGATTCTGTACATTCTTCCTTTGTCTTAGTATCAGTTGCCATACACTGTCTATTACATTCTTCTTTATAAGTTTGAGTCGCAGCTGGCGAGGGAGTCAATACTGATGTAGCATCATTTCCTGGTCCTTGCACTCCTCCTGGTCCTTGCACTCCTCCTGGTCCTTGCACTCCTCCTGGTGCTTGCACTCCTCCTGGTGCTTGCACTCCTCCTGGTCCTTGCACTCCTCCGGGTGCTTGCACTCCTCCTGGTCCTTGCACTCCTCCTGGTNCTTGCACTCCTCCTGGTGCTTGCACTCCTCCTGGTCCTTGCACTCCTCCTGGTGCTTGCACTCCTCCTGGTGCTTGACCTCCTGCGCCCTTTTCCTTTTGTCCTCCAGGTGCTTGACCTCCTCCTGGTGCTTGATCTCCTCCACCAGCATTTGGTCCATCTGTAAAGCGTCTACCGTTCCAGGGTCGACCCCCAATGCAATCATCAGCAGAAGTGGATCCAGCTAAACTTGTTGTGTTCTCTGGACATTGTTCATATTGATTCTCCCCACTTCTATAATAATTTGCAATTGCGGCACCACAATTAGGCATTGCACGACCATTATTTACATATACTTCAGAACCTTCTGGACATGGACTACACTGTCTATTTTCAGTTATTGATCTTTCAAGATTAGTTATAAATGTTTTTTCATCACATTCAGATAAATTACTACATACTCTATCACTTGTTGTAGTTGGAGATACTGATTCATATTCGTGTTCAGAATCACATGGTAATGAATAAAATACGCAGTCATTCTCTGAATTTCTGTATTCTTCTCCTTCTTCACATACCACAAGTGTTCCACCTCCTCCTCCTGGTGCTTGACCTCCTCCTCCTGGTGCTTGACCTCCTCCTCCTGGTGCTTGACCTCCTCCTACTGGTGCTTGACCTCTTCCTCCTCCAGGTGGTTGACCTCCTTCTCCTCTTCCTCCAGGTGGTTGACCTCCTTCTCCTCCTCCTCCTTCCCCTCCTCCTACTCTTCCGCCACCACTTTCTGGTGTATTTTCTGCAACAGAACATTTTTCTTTCAATTTATTTAATATAATTTCTTTTTTAACATCCTCATCATCAATATCATTAATATTTATTTTGCATACATCAGCAATAGCATCTTCATTTTTTTTATAGTCTCTTACATTTTTACTTAATTCACTAATTTCTTTAAAAGATTGCTGAGTTTCTTTTCTATAAACATTTGTTTCTTCTTTTAATACATTTTCAGTATATCTCAAATCATTTATTTCATTTAATAACTCTCTTTTTTTGACTTCAAATTCCGCTTTTTCTTCTTGTAATTCTAATCTTTTTTTCTCAGATTCAATTAATGATTCAGCAGATACTGTATTATCACCATCTGCATCTTTTATTGCATCTGTTATAGTTTCAATACTTACATTTACTTCTGCTAGTTTTTTATCTAATATAATAACTTCATCTTCTAAATTTACGATTTGTGTATCCTTGTTTTTAATAACTTCGTCTTTTGCGGTAATTTGATTTTTT